CTAAAATAATAAAATTTCAAAAATTTTCAAAATTGCAAATCTCTTCAAACCCTTATATCACCAGTAGTTTTTAAAATTAAATCACCACTTTTGGGTGTTCTTCCAATAAACCCCTTAAAGATATCAGTCTCAGTCTTAAGTTTTGCTATTCGCTCTTTTGATGCAGTATCTGCTTCTTTCTGCTTAATATCAGCCAGAAGCAGATCATTAGGGTCAATAGGGTCCTGGTTGTTGTTAGAAGTCTCACCTGATGCATCTAATCCGCCCGCTGTAGCCAGTGCGATTGCATTTTGGATTTCTGGATTTTGTATTTCTTCAAGCGGCGGAAGTTCTGTGCCGATTATTTGCTGCATCTTGATCAAATACTCATAGGCATCATGTTCGGTAATATGAGCCATAATTTGCGGCTGTAGTTCTGGATGCTCTTCTGCAAATGTTCCGTGTACCATTTTATGCGCAGCATGATCTTGCCACATAGCCGCAGACACACCTTTACCCATTAGGATATTGATATTCTCGGTTATTGGGTCAAGTGGTAGGACCTCTTCCTGCTCATCTGCTGGTAGTATCTTGTCTATTTCTTCAGATGATAGACCTTGAGCTTCATAATTAATTCGCAGCACCTCTTTCATATTATGCATATCTGGTGACGCTTCAGCAGTTCGTAAAACTTCTTGGGCTTTAATAATTCTCTGTATCTTAGAATTTGTCGATGGATCAGATACTGGTATTATCTTTACCTCATCTATAAAATCTTCAGCTGCAATAACGGAATTACTATTGCCAAAGCTAAATTCTTCATATTCCAGAGTATCCCTAAACAGTTTTTCTATCAGCTGCAGCTCATAACTAAGTGAATGATGGATAGACCTAAGCACCGCTGATTGAATGCGATTGTTGTTCTCTAATGCTGCGAGCATAGTGCCTGTCGGTATGTCCTCTTTTGAGTCAAGCATGCCAAGCTCTGATGTAGATCCAAGTTCCCTGCACTGGTCTACTATCTCTAAACGCAGCTCTCGAAGAGTTTGTGATGGCTCTGAATATGGCAGAGGCATAAATGCTTCTGATAATGGAATGCCGCCAGTATCGATTTCAACAAACTCACCTGGACCTACTATTAAATCATTATTTTGCTGCTTAAAACCTTTAGTCCTGAGTCCCCCAGGTAAGTTCTTAAATGAACCAGCATCTACTAACTGACGCAAAAGCTTTGTAAGCGTAATAGCATTGGAGCCAAGTAAATGCGCTAAGCCTATTCCATATACACCAAAGCCTGGTAGATAGTTATACTGAACAAAATAGTTGGTGCGTTTCTTATTATCGTCCTTCTCATCCCAGTTTCGCCTAATAGCTAGTATTTCCTTGGAAATCTTATCAATAGTTACAACATAGGGCAGCGGAACTTCTGTGCTGTTTTTACTATCACTACTATCGGTAAAATCCTCCAGATTAAGATAAGCATGCGCCTCATAGATCGCAAATAGTGATTGCTTAGTATATGCACTTAGATCTATACCATCTTTTTTCTTATCATCTTTCTCGTCATCTTCATCAGTAGAATCAAGACCTTTAAAATAAGGTAGATCACATTTTCTATAGATTCCGCTTTGCTGCTTGAGGATGATTTCTCTTTTAGATAAATGCAGTATGTGCGTTAGACGCTCTGACTCTAAAACCGAAGTACAATCACCGTCAATGACAAAATCCTCGGGCATAATAAACCTGCTTATTGGCTTATTTGACAGCTTGTCATAATATACCTTCTTAAAACCACTGCCATATAATCCGAGATATAGCAAAAAACGCTCAAAGTCAGAATAGTAAGCATAGTCTTTTACAGTCAGGAAGTAGTTGAGCCAGTTGCGTAACAACTCACCTTTTTTCTCTAACTCCTCATTTGACTCTCCTTGAATCTTAAAACCAGCTGGTCCTGATTGCGGCAGTAATTCTGCTCTGGTAGTTGCGTAAAATCTTATCAACGCAGTAGCAAGCGTTGTATCGAATGTTCTAGTGCTTTGAGCAAAAGGAATATCTTTTAAATTTTCCAAAGAAAAACCCAGATATTCTTTTACTTTCTGAACAGATGTTAACCAATCTTTTCTAGCTTCTATATCTTCATCTATAGCATCTAGTAGATAAGAGCTGAGCTTATGTCTGCTACTATCAGTTATATCTTCAGCTAAATTAGTATAGAAGCTATTGTCGATCGATTGCTCTTGTTCTGGCTCACCTATTTCATAAACAGTAGAGCCGTCTTCCAATTCTTCAACAGATGTGATATTTTCTTGAGTGAACTGCATTTAATTTGTTATTCTTATTCACTATTATAACACAGGTAAAAAATGACGAAAAAACCGAAACATAAATTGCAGAAATCGCAAAAAATAGAAAAAGATAATAACTCAAGCGTATCCTATATAGATCAGCTGCCCCAAAAGCTTACTCACTCGGGTGATTTTTTTGTTATAGCTAGAGAAGCTGGCTATTTTGTAGTAGGTACTATCGTACCCGTCAAAGTACGTATGGAAAAATCAGGTAATATCTTTCAGCCATTTGGCAAAAACATTATGAAGAATTTTCCCGTATATTTTCCACTTGTCTTTGATCCGTTAAAGGCTAATAATGCTGAGATTGTCTATGGCTTTAATGAGTATAAAATACCAATATTGTATTTAAGCAAAGAGCAACTGCAGCTTAATCAGTACGAGATTGTTGAAATATTATGTGATTATCTTGGCAAGGCTTTTTAATTCTAATGAACACAAATAGTATTTTATGTTCATTAGAATCTGCTGTACTGTTCTAATGCACATACCTTTACATTAGCATATACAAAATATGGCTTATTCAAAAAGAATAGGTAAGGAGTTGAACATTAATAGACTTTTATTGTTTTATAGTTATTTTGTGGCTGCGGTCTATCGTCTTTCGGATTAAGTAAATATTGACCATCCTTTAATTTAAGCAGGCTCTGAGTCATTGTATCTACCAAGTCTCTTGAGGTGCTATTTGGGAAGGTAGCTATTTCTTCCAAGAACTCATCTGCATAAGGACGTAATGTAGTATATTTAGGATGCATTGCAGGTAGCCACACCCTGCCGCCCTCAATAAGCGGAGTTACTAATCTTACTCTTTGGATTTTATCCCCATACTTAGTTGGATTAAATGCTACTGCTCTAATCCCACCTGCTGCTAAATCCTGAATAAGCGGGTCACCTGAAGCCTTAGCTTCTACCAGACATAAATCAGGTTGCCTACCTTTAAACTTAGGATTGCGCTCTTTGCCGTCATCTCTATAGTCAAAATATAATCGTTTAGCCATCTCTCTAAGCTCTGGATACTCAACTCGACCACGCCACATGCCAAGTAATATTAAGTGCTCTATATAATTATGATCTAAGAATACTCCCCAAGTAGTACAGGCTGAATATGCGGACATTTCGTTGGCAGTAAGTGCTGTATCCCAGCTTTGCACAATGAACTGTATTTCAGGGGGAGTCTCTTCTTTCCACCATCTAAACCATGAGTTTTGAATTATTCCGCCTTCTTCTGGGGCTGGTCTTTGCTGGTACTGACCCGCATAGCCATACGAACCCAATCTATGCTTATATTGTTTGATTTCCTCAAGAGAAAATCTTTGCTCGCATAGAAGATCTCCTTCCTTATCTCTTGGGTCTTGCCAGACTTTGCCGTTAGTTGATGGTAGAACTACAGTTTGGGTTTTTCGGACATCTTCATATTCCATGGGTAGAACTAGCTTTACCCATTCATTATCTAGGTCTTTATCCATAATATGACCAGTAATATCCTCTTCATGCAATCTCTGCTGGATAATAATTTGTACGTCATTCTTAGGATTATTAAGCCGAGTCGACCATACACTATCTAGCCATTCAATAGTAGCCCTGCGTTTGACTTCGCTCTCTCCATCTTGCACATTATTTCCATCATCCACAATTAGGAAGTTACCACCTTTACCAGTTGCACTTGCGCCAACAGATGTAGCAATACGACTGCCCTTCTTGTTATTGTCAAAGAATCCCTTAGCTTTCTGGTCTTTAGATAGTTGGTACAAATTACCAAAACGTTCCTGATACCAATTACTCTCTATCAATCTTCTGCATTTTAAGGAATGTTCTATTGAGAGCGAACCAGCATAGGAGGAATAAAGGAATTTCTCCTCTGGATTATGCAGCCATACCCAAGCAGGAAACATTACAGATACTATTGTGCTTTTACTAGTTCTTGGAGGAATATTGATCAGGAGTTTCTTTATCTGTCTGCTATAGCAAGCTTCTAAATGCTCGGCTATTGCCTGTATATGCCAGCTATCAATAAAACTTACTCCACCCTCAATTGCAGGCCATGCTTGCTTGATGAATTCATGGAATGATTGCTTGGTGCTAACCTTAGATAGAAGTAGCTCTATATTGGGAATAGATAGACTTAAATTGTTTATCGCTGTTTCAGTTTTAGATATATGAGTCATTTATAAATGCTTATTAACTAACACTTACATTATATCACATAAACTCAGTCATCATATATAGCATCACGTTTAGCAATTTGTAATACTAAAATTGTAAGTACTTCATCTTGAATGCAACAAACAATGCGATACTTGTCTACTCGATAACGCCATTGACCTTTCCTATTACCAGTTAATGCCTTACCTTTATCCCTTGGATTGTTATTACGTAATACTTCATTATCTATATAATTTTCAATCAACTTACGAGTATTTAAATCAAACTTCTTTAATAACTTATTTGCCCTTATAGTAAATTCAATCTTCCAGCAAACCACATTCCCTCTTTACTTGTTCCCAAGGTATAGTTTTTTCACCAGCATCTATTCTTGCTATAGCTTCGTCTGCAGCTTTTATATCTTCCATATCTTCAAGAATATCCAAAATATAATTTTCTAATGCTCTTTTTATAACACGGCTCTTGGGTTTGTCCTGAAACTTTGCCACTACATTTAGATCATTATGTAATGAATCTGGAATACGTATTGTAATTGCGCTCATAAAACCTCTTGCTATTATTTAATAGCATTGTATTACAAACTTAGTCATAAGTCAACAGATAAACAGTTGTCTAAAGGGTACACCCTCTTTACACTCAATATCCCAACCAAACCACTATGTAAAGTAAAGTTGTTTCTGTAACGTGCATAATTAAATTGCGTTATTTGGGCATAATTATTTTGCCTATTTTTCTCCTATTAATAAACAAGAACGGGCTGCCTCAACGATTTCTTTT